GCAAAATGCTGAGCAAAATGCTGAGCAAAATGCTGAGCAAAATGCTGAGCAAAATGCTGAGCAAAATGCTGAGCAAATTGATGAGTTTTTTTTGTGAAACGCTGATGTAGAAGGAGAGGTATGGGTGGGAACATGACAAACAAAACGAATGAAAAGCCGAGCGACGTTGCCGAGATAATGGCCGCGCTCGAGGTTACAAAATTAAAATATTTAAAAATCGATTTTAACCGGCAGGGTGACTTAAAAGTAAAAGTACGGCGGAATGGCAAAACGATCACGCTGCACAATGATCCGCGAACAGCCGAGTTTTTTATGGAGTACGGTCGAGCGCTCGGAGAGCTCAGCAGCGTCGCGCCGATTGCTGTCGATTTCAAAAAGGAAACGCTGGCCTGGTTAATCGATGATTATAAACGGTCAGGCCGTTTCAAGGCGCTCGCGCAAAACACAAAGCTCGTTAGGGCTCGAGTGCTTCGGCAAATCGCTGACGAGTTCGGCGATCTGAAATACGCGCAGATGAATCGGTTCGACATCGAGAAAATCCGCGCGAGCAAACTGTCGGAGGGCAAACCTCACGCAGCGGAGCATCGCCGGAAGTTCCTGGCGCAGGTGTTCAGACACGCGAACGTCACTGGTCTAATATCTCACGATCCGTTTGTCGGTATCGAGAAGCCAGCCGACAATCCGGCGCTGCGCTCGAGGACGCATACCGCGCTCGACGGCACGATGTACTCCGGCCACTGGACCTGGACCGCTGACCAGGTGCGACAGTTCTTCGATTACTGGCCCCACGGCACCTCGCCGCATATCTGTATGTCTCTGATGTTTTATCTCGGCGTCAGGATATCCGACGCGCAGAAGCTCGGGCCGCGCAACGAGGTTGATGACCGCATGGTCTTCACGACGGAGAAGCGCGTCGGCAAGCAGCGCCAGGGCGTCGATATGAACCTGCCGATCACTGCGCCACTACGAGATGCAATCGAAGCAGCTCGAGAGGCGAACATCGTCAGCCTGGACAACTATGTGCTCACGCGCTTCGGCAAACCGTTCACGCAGAAATCGATCTCGCACTGGTTCAGCGAGCGAGCAAGCATGGCCGGTCTGCCGAGAGAATGCACGGCGCACGGAGTGCGAAAAGCGCTGGCAAAAATTCTCGCTGACAATGGCGCAACCAGCTCGGAGCTCAAGGCAACATTCGGCTGGACTACATCGAAACTTGCTGACCTTTACACGGAGCAAGCGAATAAAAAAGATTTAGCAACGAGTGGACTAGAACGTCTCGGAAACAAAAGTGTCCCTCTCGATGCTAAAAAAGTGTCCCTCTCTTCAACGAAATCCCAGAAAACCGGGGATCGCTGACAGGTAATGGAGGCCCGGAGCGGGTCTCATCAATTAGCCCATTTCAATGGGTTAGCTTGGAGAGGGACACCGAATCCTGTTAGCGATCTCTGCGGAGATTGAACTATGAGGTTTTGGTTCGAACGCTTTGCCGAGTTGGCAATTATGCTTGTCGGTGTTGGTCTTTTCCTGTCCATCCTGATCGCCTTCGGTGAGGTCCACCCATGAGCGGCGAGGCCCAGGGCAAGCTGACGCCCGACTACCAGGCAAGCGGCTCGATGATCGCTGCGCTGGCTGGCATGAGCCCCTATCAGACCCCCAACGATTGTCTCAAGCGAGCGTTTAACGCTGTCGATAATGGCGGGGTTTATTCCGGCGAGCGCGAGTACATCGAGGCGGCTGAATGGGGTAACAAGCACGAAGGCGACATCCTCCAGGGAACGATGCAGAAGCTCGCCATCGATGCGGACCTCGAGATCCTGGAGCCGTTTCAGCACCCGACCTTACCCTTGGCAGTTAGTTTGGACGGCATCGGTCATGGCAACGATATGGAATTCACGACCGACCCAGGTCAGAACATCTACGTCATGGGGCGCGACAGCATCGTCCTCGAGGGGCCGGGTATCCTCGAGGCAAAGCTGACGGCAGTCCGGCCTCGAGACGAGCCGCCGCCGTTCCGTGGGCCTCTCCAGGTGCAAGCGGCGATGATGTGTACTGCATACAAGTGGGCGGCGATTGGCACCCTGTACGGCGGCACCGAGCTGCGCGTTTACCTCTACGGCATCGAGGACGCAATTCAGCAAAAGATCGGTGCTGATGTGCTCGACTTCGATGCTCGAGTGAAGCAGTACCGCGACCACGGTGACCGGGATTGGTACCCGGCGATGACGCCAAACGACGCCGCTTCTACCTGGCGACGGATTGATGATGGCGACGGACCTATCGAGCTGACTGACGAGCTGTCCGAGCTGGCGATGGAATACGACGCTTGCATGAAAGCTCAAGCTGCTATCAGCAAGCAGAAAAAAGCGATCACTACCGAGATCCAGAACTACATGGCGAACCACGATCTGGCGACAGTCATCGAGGACGGCAAGCAGGTTGGCACAGTTACCTGGGGAATGAGCGCAGCGCGGAAAGAGTACACCGTCAAAGCCAAACCGGCAGCTCGCTCGACAACGATCAAGGTGGAGATGTTCGATGACGAGTGACGTTCCGCTGCGCCCGAAAGAGGTCGAACTGTTTCAGTACCTCGAGCGCTACATCCGAAAGAATAAGTACGCGCCCAGGCTGCTGGATATCACGGCAGAATTCAACTACAGCCCGAAGTCTAATGATCTAATTTGCCGACGATTGAAGCGGCTCGAGGAGGCTGGGTTGATTTCCCGTTACCCGATGCGCGAGCGCGGCATCACGATCACTGGTTCTCTTGACGGGCAAGGCTTCGCTTCGCATGGTAATCGTGATCCGTGACGCAAACCTCGCGGTTCACAGGATTAACGTAAACCATTTCGACACCGAGCGCCTTCTGTACTGGCGACCTTACTCGATGGATACGAGCTGATCGATTTCGGCCTGGGTTCGTGCGCCCGGCGTCCTTCTTTACCTGGATCAACCTGGTCCCGGCATCGTTGACGATTACCAGGTCGATAGGGCTATGCGGTTGCAGGGACGGGAAGACCCAGTAGCCGAGCCGTAGAAAGTGCTCGATGCAAATGATCTCGCAAACGTCGCCGTCGATATGCCTGGGGTCAATCAAGCGCCGCGATCAGGTTAGCCATCCGACGAGCTCGCGCCGGTGTATCGACCTTCGCCCATTTACTGTCGAGCATCTCCTGGGCGGCGAGCTGGTAAGAACGATCCCTGATAGCCTGGTGGAATAGTTTGAACCGCGAGCATGACGGGAGACCGAGCTGGAAGCACATCGCCGCAACGACGACGCCGACGACCTGGGGGTGCTCCTCGAGGTCAGGGTGCAGCCAACGGGCGTCGTTGATACAGGTCTGAACATCTTGCTCGAACCAGGCATCGGATTGCTCCTGGCTGATCGGCGTTCCTAGAGGCGCGTGATACAGATCGCCATCCGCCTCGATCAACAGGTGGCCGCACCCCGCAGTCCGTTTGCCCAGGTGATCGTTGTACAACGCCAAAACCTCGCCTTCCTCGCGATGCAGGATCTCGGCGAGCTCCTCGAGGAAGGTCATTTGCTCACGCGCTTATATTTCTCAAAGCTGCGTAGTCCCCCAAGCCCGAGCATTCCCATCAGCACCGGCATCATTTGCGACATATCGAGGGCGGGTAAATCAACCAGGTGACCGGTCTGTGCCAGGATAAAAACAATTATCGGCTGGCAGATGTAGGACCAGGCGAGCGATATTCCGCAGCACCAACCTACGAACGGCCTCCAGCCTGCGACAAACACGGAGCGGTGGGCTGCTTCCTGTTTGTTTACCTCGAGCTGCGCGAGATCAATTTTTGCAAGGTGCGTCGTCAGTTCCGCTTCTATCTTCCGCTCCGCTTCCGCGCGTTTGTTTTTGTCCTCTGGCAGGAACGCCCCAACCGCGTCTTTTACGAGCGGCAAAACAGCGGGAAGTAATGCTTGGATCATTCTGCTTTCCTCACGTCAGAAACTGGTATGTGTTTGCCATTGTGTATCGCAAGCTGGTGATCCATTTCTTTGCGTAGCTGCGTGACCCGCTCAGTGATTTCGGCTTGAAATCTGGCGGTCGAAATGTGATCGCGACGCAGGTTTTCTGGGGACGACATTTTCGCCAAAATATTTAGGCGCTGCTCCTGCGTCTCGGTCATGGTGTGCAACTTGTCGCAACGGGCATCGAGGCCAGATATCAACTTGTTCAGCGCGCGGCATTCGTCTGCTAGGATTTTGATTTGCATCTTTGCAACGGCGCTGGCGCCGGCGACGCTAAATATGACCCCACCAACGGTGAGGATAAGTTTAATATCTATCGCGCCGTCCATTGCGCCCTCTTACCCGCTGACGTGATGACCTCCCAGCCTTCGCCGAGCCAGACAATGCAAACCGCGCCGTCTAGTTTCGGCGGGCTGAAGGTCAGCATCCACGCGCCCGAGCTGCTGACCGATAATTTAACCAAGCCTTCGCTTGTTGTGCCGAAGCCGCGCAGATTTTCTCGTGGCTCGAGCATCTCGGCTTGTTCTTTGCCGAAGCACGGCAGCTCGTGTGCGGATGCCCGATGCGTCAATATCGCCGTCCCGATCACGGCGCAAATCCACAATGCGAGCCAGCGGCCGATCATGCGAGTTCCGGCCAATCGTACAGGATGCCAGACTTCGTAGTGCTGCCGTCATCTTCCAGCGTATACGTCACAAACAGCGCAGCGATGGCGTCAGTGTCGGCAGCGTTGGTGATCGCCGTTTCCATCTCGGTCGCCCTGGAGCGGATTGCTGCACGGTAGGTTGCGATGTTGTCAGGCACCGCTGTGCCAGTGTCGGCGTTGCGGATCACAGCCCAGTCAGTTTGAGCTAACAGTGAACCTTGCTGCGCTTTGACCTCTGCAATCAGGTTTGATTTAACGCCTTCAATAACAAGCTGTTTGCCGTTTTCGATAACCGGGTCACCGTTTTGATCGACAGCGTTTACGTCGTCTAGCGACTTAGCTGTACTGTTAACCGTGCCGTCGTCGTTGTAGCTCCAGTTGTACAACCGGCTGTCCGGTGCAGGCTGTTGCACGATCTCGGTGATACCTAACTCTGCTTTACGCTCTGCGCTGTAGGTGTGCCAGCTTGCTGGGTGCGTAACTCCGTCTCCGTCAGTCCACGCTTTACCGGGTCGAATGGTTTGCCCGTGGCAGCATTTGTATATAGTTGTCATCTGTGCCTCCTATCGGGCTGTTGCTGTTTTGAATGGATCACCGAAAGCCATGTAAATGTATGTTTGACCAGACCCGTTGAGCGCGGTGTTCGTTGTACGAATTTTGAAACCGTTGCTTAAAATATCGAGACGTTGAGATAAGCTGCTTTCAACAGCACTCGAATTAGGCGCTATAGTTTTACCGAACGGGTTAAAAGTATATCGCTCTGTGTCGTAAATCTGCCAAGCGTCGGACGTTGAGCTGACTCGAAACAAAATGAATCGGGGCGCCATTCCTGTATAGACAAACGGACCATCCGTTGCCGAACCATTGCCGATGTAGCTGCCTATGGCCGAGTACCCTTCTACCTCCGCGAAAACATACGCGACGTAAGTCCCGCTTGAGTTATTGATGTCGCCGCCGACACCGACGGTATAAACGCTGCTAGTCGGTACAGCGCGATACTGCTCAGTGTTACTTGCGGCGGCGGAAGTGGAGTTCAGGTAAAACACCTGATTTATGCCTACGGCGTCATGGTAAGTGGTCCAGTTGCCGCTGCTATCCCGTCGTTTTGTGATTATCATTTTTGGGGCCGTGCCCAAGCCATGAGGAATGGTTTGATTATCAGAGCCGTTGCCGCTGTAGGTAAGCACGGCAAAACCCGATGTCGGGCTGGCTGATACGTTTGCCGTAATATCGCCACTACTGTCGCTGCTGCCGCTGCCGTTCGCTTTCCAGTTCCATGAAACGTATGAGCTTCCGCTTTCATTCACGTTTTGGGCTACGTCATCAATCGTAAAGCCATCACTGTCGAAACTGATAAATTCAGACGTAAGATCGCCTTCAGCATTAGAGGCATTAGATTGGATGTTTTTCCCTGCACCTCTAACAGCATCAAAAAGTTGATGAGAGTACGCATTCGGGCTTCGGATTTTTGTCCAGGTAAAGTCTGGCTGAAATCCAACGCCCGTGATGCTTTGTCCGGTCGCCCCGTTGCCGGTGTACAAAACGGTGTTGAAGTAGTCGCTTGAATTGGCAATGGTTGGGTCATCTAGGTTGGCGGTGCTTAGCGCCTTATAGCCCGTTTGGCTCGGAGTAAATCCGGACTGACCAAAATCGACGGTAGCGGTAACACCACTACCCGCCGTAGCAACAAAGATTTGCGTCATCGTGTCTTGGATTGCGACGCCACTGTCCACAGCTATATAAGACGTACCGCCGATGACAACACCTAAGCGATTGTTGTCTTTATCAATTAACACCTCCATGAAGGTGTCGGCGGCGATACCGGCTGGGGGGTTTGTTGCCTCGACAACCTTTGACCCGCTTCGTCGTGTTTGTATATCACCGGAACTTGTACCGTCTTCATCGTAGTAGAAAACAGCATCAACCCCATTTGTATCAGGATCGCCATCAGTAGCTTGTGGGGCCATAACGCCGACCATAAAATTGTTTGCTGATTTTTTTACACGGAAAGCCCACTTACCTGAGCTTGGAATACCAATCGTCGCCCGCCGACTGACAAAGCCGGAACCTGTAGCGGCATTGACAAGATTGCCATCAGAAAGCGTGCCAGCGCCGTCAAGCGCATTCAGTACGCAATGGTTATCAGTCGGGCTATCCGTAACCTGCGCCGACGAGGACAGGGAACTGGTCGTGAAATGGTTTGAATTTCCACTGACGTCTTTGCCTAAATCTGAGCTATCGGCAAAGTCGAGATAAAACCCGTTGCTACCAAATGAGCCTGAGTAGGCTATCGGAACAAACTGACCTGTGTCCGAGGAAAACTCTCCAAAATCGCTAGGCGTGGCCGCTACCCCGTCGAGGAAAAACATGTCGGCGGCGTACCCTTCGAACTCACGACCGGCAAAGCCCGGTTGGTCAAAAAGCTGAAACGTTCCCGCTCGATTGGTTCCACTGTCTACATTAGCTGCCACAGCAGTGCCGCCGCTTTTCAAATCACTGACGAGGACGCCATTGATATAGCGCCTAGCCCTTGGCGTTGTTCCGCCGTCCGTGTCCCAAACGCACATATAATGCGCCCATGCTGCCGGGTCGCGATGCATACTTGTAGTTGCCTGATCTTCACGCCAAGCCGCACCGCTGCGTTCAGCCCAATACCAATCGTCGTCGCCGCCCGATAGGCTCGAATGAAAGCGGAAAATTGACCGATTATCTGCGCTTACATATGTGCCGCCGACGTTAAAACCCACGCCCCCATTAGTTCCAAAGGTGCTGCGTTTGAGCCAGAAGGCAAACGTCCATGTCCGCAGATTGCCATCTGAAGATACTGTGCGGGACATATCGCCAGTGCCGTCGAGTCGCAGCGACTGATCGATGCTGTACCCAGCCGCAGACGACTTAGATGTGCCTTGGATAATCGACATTATGCAAACGCCGTGCTGGTGACCACATATGCGTTGGTGCCATCGTCGTAGTAGCTGAGCCAGTAGGTTCCAGCGGTGCTGATCGTGCTAGCCAAGTTCGCATCGCCTTTGGTCGTCGCTGCCAAGCTAATTGCGTGACCGCCTGTGTTAATCAACAGGATGTTGCCCGACTGCCCAGCGGTGTGGTTGGTGAACGTCAGAGTTCCGGTGCCGCTGGGGGTACACTTGAAGTTGTTCGTTCCGGTGTTCCCGATATCAAAACTGAGGTCGTTGTCAGTCGTGATCGTGCCGCGCTGACTGACGGTAAACGTCTGGGCCACATCGGTCTTTGCCGTGTCAGCGTCGTGAGCCTGGACATCGCTGCCAATTGCTACGCCCAGATTTGTTCGTGCGGTCGAAGCAGAAGCGACATCAGACAGATTGTTTGAAGCGGCGAGCAAGCCAGCCGTGCTTACCGCCGCAACTTGCCACGCACTACCGTTGTATACCTTGAGTTCGTTTGACGACGTGTTGAAGTACAGATCGCCAGCCGTCAGAGCATCGCCGTCGTTATCGACTGTCGGATCACTTGATTTGGCTCCAAGGTAAACGTCATCAAATCCATCGAGTGCAGCCTCGGCTGCTGCCTGAGCGGTTTCGGCAGCATTCTTTGCTGTCGTCGCTGATGAGCTACTTGACGCCGCAGCAGTAGCAGAAGACGCGGCGGCTGTCGCACTGGTTGCCGATGCAGTAGCCGAAGTTGCCGATGCAGCAGCCGAAGCCGCCGCAGCAGTGGCCGATCCGGCCGCACTAGCTGCGTCAACGATCAAATCCCACTTCGCGCTGTCTGTATTTGACGTTAGCGGTTGCGAGCCGCTCGAGGTGTGTGCGGTTTTGGCGCGGAAGATGTTATTTGTCGATGTGTCTTTTACCAGGTCACGAACAGAGTAGGACGTGCCAGCCGCCCAATCGCCGCGATAGTTGCCGATCTCCTCGCCGACGACCGGATTGCCGGTTGTTTCATCGAACGCCAGAGTTTTACCAGCGCGCGACGCTTTGGTCGGCAGGGTCATATCAATAGAGGTCGGATCTGTTACCGGCGCTTTGATTGCTCGATCCGCGTCCTCGCTGACCTGCTGCGAGAAGATCGTCAGACTGTCGAGCTCGGTATTAAGGCTCGAGGCAAGCAGATCGCCAGCCGTCACAAAGTCAGTCGTCCGCTCTATCGCTCGAGCGCCGACGATAGTGATGTTATTTGAAGCAGTCGCCGCAACGCCCAGGGTAACGCTGCCGGTTCCAGCCGCTCCGATGCTGACCGTGTAATCGGTTGTCAGGGTGAGTTTCGTGTCGTCTTTGTAAACCGCCAGGTCAGTCTGCGTTAGCACGGGGAAGTTAAACGCATACGGCCCAGTGCCAGCGCTTCCGCTCAGAACGGTGCGGCGGTCAACCGCTGTTATCGAATAGTCAGCCATGTAAACGATCCTTTTGGCTATTGTAAATCATGGGCAAAAAATCATCCACCAAACGCATTTGCGATATTGGGCGCTCGATCAGGGGTTAGCTCTCCAGGGCTCCACCAATATTGCTGCCCATATTCACGTTCGTAGAGACGCGATTTGCGACGCCATCGAGCGGCTGCTTTGGGGTCGATCCAATCCTGGACAGTATCGAACATCAGGCGCTCGAACCCGGCGCGCAGATACCAAATTGATGTTCCTGGGGTGTAGCGTGATGCGAACTTGACGAGCTCTGCGCCGAAATTCGTATCTTCACCAGACGCAAGTTCGACTAGGTTCCCGACAGATAAGTTCCGCAGGTCATCCAGCATTCCCACGCTTGGCCCTGCGACGGTTGCCTTGAGCCCCGTTCCCATACGGTTGACCTGGCTAAACGCAAAGTCGCCGAATATGCCGAGCCCACCGCCCTGGAGGATTGCCGCGAGCCAAAAGGCTGGGGTGTCCATCGGCCTGGGATCTCGGCCCTTCGTCATATCCTTGAGCTGCAAAGCAAGCGCGCCCATTACCGCCGTGCCGACCAAGAAGTTTGTCATATACTTTGCTTTGTTTCCCGCGCCGTTCATCATCCAATAACGGTGCATATGTTCGTGCAAGATCGTTACGGGAAAGTTTTTGAATTGAGCAAATGACCGCAGGAGCTCGCCCTGCAATGTTCCTGGCTGAGTACCGCCAACAAGCCCGGCCTTTGCGCGAGTGGAGCTGACCGGCACCGCCAGATCCGTTAGCGTCTCCACCAGGGCCATCGATTGAGTGCTGAGCTCGCGCGCCAGGGAGGGGTCGATGTCGGTGCGCGTCTCGATATCGAGCAGCCGCAGCAACTTCACGCCGCTATCTGCGTCCGTGTAGAGCTCTGTCGAGCGGATAATGTCCCAGCGGTCAGCGCCGATACCGTGCTGCTGCATCATGTCCTGCAAGCCCTGATCAAGCTCGCTGAAGCGCCTTCCGATGTTGTCGGTTAGGTACCCCATAAACTCTATGCCAAAGGCATTGCGCCCCGCCTGTGTCCAGGGAGAGAGGCCCGTAATTCTCATTACCGTGTCACTGATCCGGCGCGTCACCTCTGGGCCAGTTACTTCGTCAAACATCCGCGCCTGGGCATATGCAGTCGTTACCCAGTTATCGGCCCCAAGGCCCAGACGAGCTGCAAGGCGTCCGCGCTCCTCGAGGGATAGCGGCTGGAACTCTTTGAGGACACGAGAGATAAGCTGCGTTTGGGGCATTCCGACCATCATCGCCGCCATCCGCTGCGTTGATAGATCCGACAGGGCCGAAAGAAACGCGCCGCCGAGAAGGCTGGCATTTAAAATGTTCCGCGTTCCTGCGCCAATGTCCGACAGCAATTCATTACCTGGCACGTTCGCCTGGCCTGTGAAGATATCGAACATCGTGTCGAATTTGTTGAGATCGCCATTAATCGTCTTTTCTAAATCTCGATTTCCGACGATGGTTTTGCGCGCCTCTGTTTTTAACGCAGTTATCATCGTGCTTGGATTTGGGCCAAACGTCTCGAGCATTGCGATATCTCGGCTCATGCTTTCGATGTGGCGGATCATCGTCGCAAATGGATCAGGCTCGCCAAACTTTTGCTGATAAGCGAGCCAGGAGTCAGCATCCTTGAAAACTAGAAAACGGTGATCGGTTCGCCGGTTAGCAAGCGACGAGCCTCGACCGCCAAACTGCGGCCCTTGCAGCTTGTTAAGTCCGCCCGTCGTAATTGTCTTGTAGACCTCCGACAACGCGAGCTCGAGGCGCTCGGGGCTCATCCGTAAGCCGGTCGCCTCATCAATCATCCGCTCGGGATCGAGCTTGTCCTGAATGAATTCTTTCCATTCTTTCTCGGTCGCCTGGCGAACGCGGAGCATATCGTGGCTTTGCGGTAGCCCCCAATCTTCGCGCTTCGGTATCCGCATCCCGGCACGGTTAGCGCGCAGCCGCAACGCTTCAGCAACTTCTGCCCAGGCTTGCGCCATCTCACGAGCTGCGACGTTGCCGGTGTCCTCGCCAAATACCTCTCTGACCAGGGTAGGGAGCTCGGCGGAATACTTTGTCTGGCCGACGATACCCTTGCGGTAGCGCCCCAAGATCTGATCCATTTGTGCAAACGCTTGTTTCCGCGTCGCCTGGTAGACGCCCTCGACGCCGACAAAGTTAGCTCGAGGGTCGCGGGCAATTAGAGCTTGCAGCGCTTTGCCTGGGCGGTCGCTGGCAAATTCATTCATGTTGCGCTGTAGTTGTCGGAACTTTTGAACCTGCATCAGCTTGGTGCGCTTACGATGCAGCGCATCAGCCTTGAGCTGGTCGTATGTCTGACGAGCTGCTGCCGCTTCGCCAACCTCATCGACCAGGGACGTGAACAGATCAGACGCGGCCTTGCCCTGTTCCTCAGTTATCAGGTTTTCCTGGACGCCATTGGCTATGCAGACGAGTAGGTCGCTCATACGCAATCCTTTAGTCGATCAAGCATTGATTTATCGTTGTCGAATTCTTCGAACATGGAGCGGATCGATTGCGTCTCGGAAACCAGCTCGCCAGTGTCATCGACACGCTGCCCGACAGGTATCGCCATATCGAGCAGATCCATCTGCGCTCGAGCGCCAGTGTCGAATAAACCCTCATCCATAGGTCGAGTGCCGCCGGTCAGGGGTGCATCAACAGCAGCCTGGGCGCGCGTCGCGTCGGTGATAGGCTCGACGCCTTCTATTAAGGTTTGTTCGCCTTGAAGGGTGCGTTCTGTTTGACCCACGCGGCCAGCCGCTTGTCCGCCTCCGCCTGGTCCACGTCGTAGTCGAATGTCAACTTCTTGGAGGGGGCTGTCTGGCCCTTCATCGAGGACGCCTTTGGGGCTGTCGATGGGGCTTTCGTTTTCGATGGTGGCATATCTATCAGCCTTTGTCTTAATAGCATTATAGGTTAGTTGCGGGTTGTCGCCAACGGCGCGAATGTAATCAGGCGGTATCAATCGACCTGTATCGATGAACCGGCCAATCATGCGGCGATATGCTGTATCTCCGCTGACCTGCATTAGAATGACATCGACCTCGTAACCGGCCTCTTTCATTAGATTGATGGTTGTTTCAATCTCTGCGGCAGTGCGGCCCGTGCGCGGAATGACAACATTGTCGCCAGCCGTGATGACTTCCCGCATAACCAGCTCAGCCAGCAATGTACTTTCCGCATGAACCGCATTGGCTCCAATACCACCCTCGAATTCCGGCAAAACCTTTTTCGCTTCGTCACTATCCACCATTGCCGCGTTGCGCGCCTGGGCGACTTTGTTGGCGAAATAGGATTTACCGCTGGCAGGAGGGCCGAGCATGATCGTCGCGCGACGGCCTTGATCGATCTGCCCAGGGAAAGTTTTACCGTCATCCTCCCAGCCTAATCGCTTTGCATCCTCATATAAGCGCTGCACTCCCGCCTCGTAGCCGACAACGGTTTCATCGCCGAACCTAAACTCTCGAGCTGCCTGGAACTCTGGCGTCCCATAACCCTGCGCTTCTTTGGTCAGCGGGATCGCCATAGCGCGCTCGAGGGCGTCCGTGACCGCTGGATGCGCGTCGATCTGTTCCGGCGTCGCACCCGCATCGACAATGCGCCCAAGGTCTTCGCGCAGCTCTACGTCCGGCTGAGCGGCCTCTCTTAGCTGCGTTTCCTCGCGCAGTGTCGCCTCGGCTGCATCGGCCTGATCCTCGGAGCCCTTGCCGTTGGGCTCGGCAAATTGCTCTAGGCTTTCCCTCTCTGCGCTCGCAGCGAGCCGATCACCTTCCTCCGCAACGTCAGCTCTACGTCCTTCGCTAAGAATTCCTGTGCCATGTAGATCGCCTCCGTCAATTGCTGATCGGACAGCCTCGGCGACGTTTCTTGCTTGTTCTGCGAGCGGCGCGCCGTCGGCGTATTGTCTTGCTGCGAGGTTAAGGGCGTCTGAGATTGCGCCTTTGACGTTCGCCTGACTTTGGACGATTTCGAGCGCTTGGGCATCGGTCGTGCTCCTTTGGACGTTACTGTCGGCGGATAACTTGTTGCCTTCCGCTTCAATACGTTGCTGGTTATCGACAAGAGAGCGGAAAACACGCTTGTCGTTTTTGAGGATCTTCAACGTCTGATCGAGAACCTTGGCGCGCTCGAGCATCAGCGATTGCGTCATTTCCTCGACGCCGAACAGACCCTCCTGCGTTTCCTGGCGGAACTCCATGTCTCGAGCCTGGCGCACTATCGCCTCGGCCTGGGTAATGTTTGCTGGCTCTGCTTTCGCCAGGAGCTGCATCACCGCCATTTGCTTTGCCGGGTCATCGATCAGCCGCCCGACAACCGCCGCATAGTTAGTTGGGACGATTTCATTAATGACCAGGCCGAAACTTTCGTCGCTGAGCTTCACCAGCTCTTTCGCCTGGCGAACCATTTGCGACATCGGCGGCAGCTCGCCCAAGCGCCCAGGATCTACTCGCAGCACCTTGGCCGCATCAACGACGCTCCCGGAGCCCTGCGCGATGTTGGTCAGCGCAGCGACAACCCGAGCTTGTTCTGGTGTGACGCCATCAGCCTCGCGTAGCTTGAACCCATAGAGCTGTATATCGGCATCGGGGTCTGCTGCTTTCAGCCGCTTTGCCAGGCCAAACCTTTGATGACCGTCCGCGATAAACTGCCGCCCATCGGCGAACTCGTACACCATCACAGTGCCAGCTTTGTACGGGTCCCACTGCGTCACGCCTTGCAGCGTTTCGATAACGCCTTCGGTATCGCCGCCGGATTTGAACTGGAACGTCTTGGCATCGACCTTCACACGGTCAAAATCCAATCGGAACACGGTGCCGTCTAAATTGTCCTGGTGGTGGATGTCGTCAGGCACCCGCTTCGGTGCTACCGGCTCGTGCGGCATATTGAGCGGCTCGTCACGAACAAGCGCCAGCTCGGCTTTTATCGTCCGGTCTAAGTGTTCCGCCTGTGCGTCCAGGTCGTCAGCGGCGAGGGGGCTGGCTTCTTCCGCGTCATCAGCTCGTATCGCAATATCGACCTCGGGCGGCATTTCGACCCCGGCCTTTTGTAGCGCCTCGATGCCAGCGCGCATTTCTTGCTCGGACAAATTGATGAGCTTTTCGTTCAGCTCAGCAATGCCCATCTCATCGATGTTTTTAGAGAACTCCCGGCCTACAGCACCTAGTGGATCAAATCGATCACGCACCGCGGGAGTGCCTTTTATTGCTCCGCGGAGCGCACCACTAAATGCAGCGCCACCAGCAAACGCCATGCCGACATTAAAAAAGAATTGTTGGGAGTCATAACCAAGGCCGATGGATCTGCGCCATTTGGCAACGTCAGCTTGTGATAGAGCGACCGGCCCAGCAACAATTAGGCCATCGATCAAAGCGCCGCCGAGAACACTGGCGCGGCTCGACGCCCCCATGACAAGCGTCGGAGCAAACGGGCTTCGCAGCAATGCCTCTGTCTCCGCAAGCGCAGATCCCGCAATGCTGCCGAGATCGCCCAGCGTTGTCGCCTGGCTCGCTACTTTGTCCGCGTCTTTCTGTCGGCCAATCGCGATTTCCTTTGCGCCTTGTAGAGCTTGTTCGCGGGTGATCGTTGCTTTGCCCTGGGCCGTAAGCGCATCGTTCAAAATGTCCAGGCGACGACTGAATTCAAAATAAGGCTGATCTTCGTCCGGTTCTGCCGCCTCATCTACCTGGTCAGCGTAGAAGCGCGGCAATCGACCCGTGGCTCGAGCTGTCGAGCGGCCATTTAGCGCGTCATAGAAATGGCCTGGGTTCTTAATGCTGGGGTCGCCGAGCTCTTTTAGAGTCCGGTCAAAATACTCGATCAGGCTGTCTTGCTGCGCGCGATGCGTGTTGACTGATTTGAAGGCAAAGTATTCGGCGGAGAGGTTTTCCAGGAAACCCGTTTCGTAACCGCTGAACGTGTCACCGGCCATTACCTCCGTCATTACATTTTGAGGGTTGCTAAATATCGTCATCGGTCGAGCAAGCCAGCGCGTTGATCTGCGCGATAAGCGACAAGCTCGTTTAGATCCACCGTGATCGGCATCCCGTTCCTGCCGACAAGCGGCTTGCCGTTGTACATCAGACCGACCCGCGCGCCGTCTATCGTCCGCAGCGTCATGTTTTCATAGAGGCGCTCATCGACAGGGTAGGGCTTGCCGTTCACATACGGACGAATACCGAGCTCGTCGAAATCTTCGCTTGTGAGCGCGCCCTCGCGGTATGCACCTTTGCGACGCGCGGCGGCTGCGCCTTTGCCGAGCTCACCCTCGAACAACCGCACCAGGGAATTCGGATCATCCTCGTCAACAATCACGCTTTGCGGTACGACAACCTTGCCGCCGTTGTACTCTTGGATGCCGCCAGCAATGTGCTCACCCTGGACGACCGCCGCGCCCTGCGATTGCTGAATGGCCAGGTTGAGGTCGTCGTTTTTAGAGGCGTCGAAGTCGCTGCCCTCTAATTTTTTGCCAACGGCGTAGGCGAGGATGGTGGCTTTACCTCTCGCAATGTCTTCGCTTGGCACGCCAGCACCAGCCAGGCGGGTTTCGACGTGGGCCTCGAGATCCTTTTTTTCTGTGCTGTCCAAATCAAACGCAGAGGCGCCGCCTTGTTCTGGTTTGCGCGCGGCTTGTCCTCGCAACACCGTCTCCGCAAAATCCTTATTGCCCGTAATCGTAAGCAATGCGCCGACATTTGCAGCGACCGGGTTTTTAGGTGCTAT